CCTGGAAGCCGCCGTTATCCAAATCGCTGGTTGGACGGACGAACGTGGTCTGTTGATCGCAGCTAAACCTCGTAAGCTTATTCTTCCTCCTGCGTTGCAATTCGTTGCTACACGCTTGATGGATTCGGAGCTTAGAGTTGGCACTGCTGACAACGACATCAACGCCATTCGCAATAACGGTGTAGTTCCAGAGGGTTATACAGTTAATAACTATCTGACTGACGGTAATGCGTGGTTCTTGATGACCGACGTTCCAAACGGATTGAAGCATTTTGTCCGTACCCCAATGTCTACATCTATGGATGCTGACTTTGACACTGGTAATAGCCGTTACAAGGCTCGTGAGCGATACAGCTTCGGCGTATCTGACCCACTTGGTGCGTATGGTTCTGCCGGGGCTACATAAAAGAGTCCTCCCTAAAAATCATAACTTTTTGATTTTAGCCCCGCCTAGTGCGGGGTTTTTTATTGTGTTAAAAAAGATTTATGCTATATACTCTAAAACAACCGGGAATAACCGGTGTATCTGACAGCTCCCGGCTGACGACATGCAGACAGATATACCCTACTCGCATGTGAGGAATCTAAAATGGCTAGAACCACTTTTTCGGGGCCAGTGCGCTCTCTCAATGGGTTTGTTTCTGCCGGAACGGGGAATCTTTTTTTACTCGACGCCGACAATACAACACTTGCACTTCAACTATTTCCAACACCGGTAGTCGATGGTAACAACAACCCAACTGGCGCAATTACTGTGGGCAGTGGGGGAATTATGAATGTGTACAACAGTACTAACCCTACTGGAGCGGCACAACTTACGTTACCTGCGGTCTTGTCTACAACGCCAGATGATAATACTGACCCTAACCAGCAAAACAATCTGGGGGCTACGATTACTCTTTATATGCCCTTTGACCTAGCTAACAACCTAGTTGTCAAGCCAACAGGTGCAGACATTTTCACTGGCTTTGCTATGGCTGTGGATGCAGCGGGTCTTACTACTACGTTTATTAGTGGAGTAGGGGATACTACTTTTACTTGGAACGGTGGCACTACTGGTGGGGACATAGACAGTAAGGTTACCTTTACTGCTATAACTGCTGGTGCGTGGTTTGTAGAAGCTGTTTGTATAGGTGCTGCTGGCGGCGCTGCTGCGACTCCATTTAGTGCTTAACACTAACTATAAGGAGTAATGTATGGCTGATACACTTACGAGCCAAGTAATACAGGACGGCGGCCGCACTGCTGTCCTCAAGTTTACCAATGTCAGTGACGGGTCAGGTCAAGCAGCTGCTGTATTAGTAGATGTTTCTACGCTCAGTGCTGACCCTGTGACTAGGCAAGCCTGTACTGGCGTAACCTTGCAGACTATTACCTTTTCCAATATTGGCATGGGCGTAGAGCTGTTATGGGACGCAACCACCAATGTACCTCTACTTAACCTGCCACAAGACTGGGAAGATACTATAGACTTTTCAGCTTTTGGTATTCCGAATAATGCAGGTGTAGGAAAGACAGGAGATATTCTTGTCACTACTGTAGGGGCTACAGCAGGGGATACTTATTTGCTTGTTTTAACTTTAACCAAGTCTTATGCCAGCGTCTAAAAAAGATTCTAGGTTAGCTAGAATAGGGGTATCCGGTTATAACAAGCCTAAACGTACCCCTAAACACCCAACAAAAAGTCATGTAGTTGTGGCTAAATGCGCGGATGGGTCTATTAAAACTATACGTTTTGGTGAGCAAGGTGCAAGTACAGCAGGTAAACCCAAAGCGGGCGAGTCAGCTAAAATGAAAGCAAAGCGAAAATCATTTAAAGCTAGGCATGGCAAGAACATAGCGAAAGGTAGATGTTCTGCCGCTTACTGGGCTGATAAGGTGAAGTGGTAATGCCTAGCAAAAGCGCCAAGCAAGCAAAGTTAATGGCAGCAGTGGCTAATAACCCTAAGTTTGCCAAGAAGGTTGGTATTCCTACCTCCGTAGGACAAGAATTTTCTAACGCAGATAAGAGGAATAAAGATATGCCAAGTAAATTTAACAGTACGGCTAATAAGCCGGGTAAAGCGGTTAAGAAGTATAAACGGGGTGGAAGAACGGCTGCTGATACGGCAGGTAGGCGCAGTACTCTGACTCCGCACGGTAGAGCGGTGCCGAGCCCTACACCAGTACGCGCAGTACCGAGCCCTACACCAGTACGCGCACCAACAAGGGGTCACGCCGCTGGTGGCAAGGTTCACGATGAGAAAGTCTTACGTAATCTTGATGATGAGGTTTATCGGATTGCTGACAAAGAACGTATGGGTGGTGCTACGGGGCGGGATGCCCGTGATGAGCGTTCTCGTATTAATCGGGAGAAATCCTACGAGAAACGTCAGATGGACAATATGGCTGGTGGTGGAAAAGTAGGAAAGGTTGGAAGACGCGGCGATGGCCCAATTATGCAGCGCGGGTTTACACGTGGTGGAATGGTTTAAACTTTTAATTTATCAGGAGAAATACTATGTCAACTGGACTATGGGGTGTACAAACAGCAGAAGAGGCGGCAGCGGCGGCTAAGAAAAAAGCAGCAGCTAAGAAAAAAGCAGCTAAGTAATGATGCCATGTAAGGGCATGGGGAAAATAAACCCCGATAAAATGCCGAAAGCGGGTAGGAAGTCCACTGCCTTAAAAAAGGGCGGCTGGATTCAAGATGCCATTAAGAAACCTGGGGCACTTAAACGTGAACTAGGAGTAAAGGCTGATGAAAAAATACCTGCTAAACAGTTAAACAAAGCAGCTAAAGCCTCTGGAAAGTTGGGGCAACGCGCACGTTTAGCTAAAACCTTGAGGGGCATGGCCTAGTGGCAACCACTAACACAGCTACGTTTACAATGGACTTCACAGAGATTGCTGAAGAAGCATTTGAACGCGCTGGGCGTGAGTTGCATTCTGGCTATGACCTTAAAACTGCTAGGCGGTCAATGAACTTGTTGACCATTGAGTGGGCCAATCGCGGTATTAATATGTGGACTATTGACGAGGGATTTATAAACCTTGTTCAAGGTACAGCTACCTACGATTTACCCGCTGCTACCATTGATTTGATTGAGCAAGTTATAAGAACGAATGCAGGTAGTGCTACGCTGCAAAGTGATCTTAATCTCTCACGTATTAGTGTCTCTACTTACTCTTCTGTGCCCAACAAACTAACACAGGGTAGACCTATTCAAGTATGGGTAGACAGACTTAGGGATAACCCTACTGTAACCGTATGGCCTGTGCCTGACCAAGGTACTGCTCTTGCTCCATACTATGTACTCAGGTACTGGAGACTACGGCGTATACAGGATGCGGGTTCTGGGGTACAAACCCCGGATATGAACTTTAGGTTTTTCCCTGCACTTGTAGCTGGGTTAGCCTATTACATTGCTACCAAAATCCCAGAGTTAATGCCCCGAATAGACATGCTTAAAGGGCAGTATGACGAACAATATGCTTTGGCAGCGGGGGAAGATAGAGAAAAGGCTTCTATTAGTTTAATACCGCGTGTGTATGGGGCACGGTAGCCATGAGTGAAAGGTTTGCGTCAGGCCAAAATGCATTAGCAGAATGTGACGTTTGTGGTTTTCAGTATAAGTTACGGCAGTTAAAGCCGTTAGTGGTAAAAGCGGTTGTTACAGGGATAAAAGCGTGTCCTGAATGTTGGAACCCTGACCAACCACAATTAATGCTTGGTGTATTCCCGGTAACTGATCCACAGGCAATACGTAACCCACGACCTGATTTTACGGGGTATCCGCAGAGTCGGGCACATATTGAACCGGTAGACCAGCTTGTTGCTTTTGGGCATATTGGGTTGGTTACCATAGTAATTACTTAGGAGACTAAGATGGATAAAATTAAAGTTAAGAAGTGGCCCGGTGTTAAAGAATACAATCCGGGTACAAAAGTAAACTCACCAGAAAACTCTTCTGCTCCTGTTAAAACTACGGGGATTAAGATACGTGGTGTAGGTGCAGCAACTAAAGGCATTATTGCCCGTGGGCCAATGGCCTAGAGGTATAGCAAGTGAACTACACTGAACTAAAAACCAACATAGAAGACATCTGTGAACAAACGTTTACAGCGGATCAGTTGGCTATGTTCACTCAACAAGCGGAACAACAGATCTATAGTTCAGTAGATATACCTGCTATGCGGATTAATCAAACCGGTACTACCACTATTAACAATAAGTACCTGACGATGCCTACGAATATGCTCTATGTCTACTCACTGGCCGTCATAGACGGAGCCAATGATTACCATTATTTAATAAACAAAGATGTAAGTTTCATCAGGGAAGCTTATCCCGATGCAACTGATACCGCATTGCCCGTACACTACGGGATTTTTGCAGATGGGACTTTTATTTTAGGGCCAACTCCAGACGCTGCTTATGCCTCCGAAATACACTTTGCTAAATACCCGACTTCTATAGTGACGGCAGGTACTACCTGGCTTGGCACTGAGTTTGATTCCGCATTGCTAAATGGTGCATTAGTCGAGGCTATACGGTTCCAAAAAGGTGAACCTGATATGGTAGCTATGTATACCGACATGTATAGCCGTTCTATGATACGGCTTCAGAATTTAGGGTCAGGAAGACTTGAAACAGATACGTACCGTTCAGGGGTGGTACGTGTAACCCCACAATAAAGGATAAAGTATGTTAAGCACAGCAGGTAGTATGGAGATAGGGAAAGTAACAGTAGCCACTGTGTCGGGACGGGGTTTTACCCCCGAAGAAATAGCGGAACAAGCGTTAGATAGAATTATCTCTATAGGTAATAACTCACACCCTGTCATACAGGCGCAAGCAGAAGCATTTAGAAAAGAAATTAAAGGAGTCTTGGTTAGGTATTTACACCAAGCTGTGGCTTCACATAACACTACATTAACCAATCGTTTCACGGATGCAGGACATCCAGAATTAGTTAAATTACTAGAGGTATAACATGGCTATTACAATCGCAACGGCAATGCCTACATCGTTCAAAGTAGAACTTCTTAAAGGTCTGCATAATTT